TAAATGATGATATATTATGGACTGAAGATACACTTAATTTATTAAGTAATCCATATATACCATCTACTCGGTTCTATTATGATGATACATTAGTTAGGAACAAGAGTAGTCAAGACAAAGGCGCGGGATTGCCTTCTTTAGGTAAGAAACGTGATAATTTGTCTGAAGCTATTCAGTATGTTGATGAGGTATTAAAACCCGCTAACACATTGGAAAAGATGTATTCTATACTTCCTGGTGTACGAACCCAACAATCACAAATCGAAGATCCAAAGGTCAGGCTTGTTTGGATGGTACCAGTTTCGACCTGGTATATGGAGTGTGAAGCGTTGGATTCAGCGTTAAGTGCGACGCAGGAAAAGACTCAGGCTTTGGAAGACATATTTGTTTTCTATACGCCGCCAGAGATGATGGCAAAGTGGGTAAATAAATATGAGCCTAGAGTAACGCAATGGGTAAATTTGGATGCTGAACAGTTTGATTCGACTGTAGCTGCATCTGAGATTAGGCAGATGGCTAGATTCTTCTTTGGCAATTATGAGTTTTCCGAACTCTTAGAAGAATACTTAGTTCAAGCAAATTTAGTCATGCCGGAAGGCGATTTAACGCGGAATGGAGGGCAACCCAGTGGATCGAAAAGTACAAATTTATTCGATGGATATTGTAATGTTGCTGATGTTATAGCTTCTTTTCAGCGATATAATCTTGACAGATTCATTGAATGTATTTTAGTGAATGGCGATGATATCACTGTGGGTTTGTCAACTAAGTTGACAAGTGATAATCTTGAAAGAGTAGCTCACTTTTCTCTCAGGAACATTCATCCACAAAAGTCTGTAATGGGCGACTATGTGTGGAATTCAAAATGGTATGTTGATGGTGAATTGATAACCCGACCTATATTTAGGGTGCTAAATAGTATTATGTATTCTGAGCGTCAGAAGCTCGCCATATTCGGTTCGAAGGAATATGTTGAAATAGCTACAGCCCAGCAATTAAAGGATATTGAAAATCATCCGATTGGAGATTTTGTGATAAAGGAAATTGCCAAATTGACCAAATATCACATCTCGACCATGAGTGATGAACAACTCATGCCTGCTGCAGAAGCATATCAGGATGCTCATTCATATCAAGAATGGATGACTCCAGAACGGATTATTGATCAGGC